TGCGTTCAATGCCTATCGGCAGGCCGTGTTATCTGATAGGGCTGACTTTTACGCAGTTCGTGATATATACCGCAACAGAAGGCTGCAAGACGCAAACTTTGAATTGTATCGGCTGATGCAGACGAATGATGCTCGATGGCGGGAGATGGTAGATGAGCAGTACAGATGATGAACCCAAAGTCGCTTTCGACGAGAGCGGCTTCAGCTTTAAGATTGGCGGCCTAAGCAGTGGCAAGATTGCCATTATCTTCGCGGCTATCTCGACCATCGTTGGTGGTCTGTGGGCTGGCTTTCAAGTGTATCAGCAGTTCTTGACCATGAAGGAAGTCACAGCGGCTTATGTGCCACCTGACCTATCGAGCATCGAGAACCGCATCTCGGTGCTGGATGAGCGCGTCACGAGCGTCGAGCGTCTGACCAAGATTAACAGCGAAGCCCTCAATTACATGACTGGCTCGATTTCTAGCAGCGTCAGCGGGACGCGCCAGACGGTTGACGCGGTGTCGAGCAGCGTTAGGAATAGCGACGCGCAGAACATGGCAATGCAGCGCGCTGTCATAGAGCAACTGCGCCAGCAGGATCAGGAACAGCAGCGTCGGATTAAGGAACTTGAGGCCGATACCGCTGAACGTATTCAAAAGACGCTGGCGAACCCGCTGGCCGGAAAGGACTAATGATGGAAGATAAATTAATGGATGCGCGCATCAAGGCGCTCTTGTTGGCGGCTCGCACGATGGCGTTTGTCATCTGCGCCATTACCGTCGCCATGATTGTTGGCCTGTTCGTGTCGAACGAAATCATCGACAACAAGGACGTCTTCGGCTTGCTGTCATACGTCATGACCTCGGTTGTCGGCGCTGTGGCTGGCTCCTACGCCACGCTGATGGGCATGAAGGGCGAACTGGTTCCACCTCCGCCACCTGAAGACAAAGACCCAGAAGAGCCTGCGCCAGCACCTGTGCCACCGCTCGACCTGACACCAGAGATGCAGCCAGAAGCACCAAAGGCATACGACGATCCACAGGCCACCGTCTTTATCGACGAGCCTGAAGACGATGATGACGACGAGATGGAGCCTTGGGAAAAGTATCGCAACGATATGCGTTACGACGCCAACGGTGACGGCGTAGTTGACGAAAATGACTTTCCAGATTGGCGGAGTGCAGGGAAATGAGCCTTATAAACCTTCAAAGTAAATGTGGATGCCATCCAGATGGCGCATTTGGACCGGGGACACTGAAATCCGCCTGCGCCCACTTTAAGCTGAACAAGAACCGCGCCGCGCATTTCTTTGCGCAGTGCGCGCACGAGAGCGGCAACTTTAAAGCGTTCAGCGAGAACCTGAACTATGGCGCGAAGGGTCTGCGCGGCATCTTCGGGAAGTACCTCCCGACCGATGCACTCGCCAAGGCGTACGAACGCCAGCCGCAGAAGATTGCCAACCGCGTATACGCCAACCGTATGGGCAACGGCGATGAAGCGTCTGGCGAGGGCTGGAAATACCGGGGCAGGGGTCCGCTCCAACTCACCGGGAAGAACAACTACCGCGCATTCGGCAAATACATTGGTCGCGAACAGGAGGTTTTGGACAATCCAGACCTCGTTGCTACCGAACTCGGCTTTGAAAGCGCCCTGTGGTTCTTTGACGCAAACAAGCTCTGGTCAATCTGCGACCAAGGCATCAACGACGCCGCAATCCTCGCACTGACGAAGCGGATCAACGGGGGCACACACGGCCTCGAAGACCGTAAACTGAAGACCAAGAAATACGCTGCTTGGTTGTAAGGAGAATATTATGAACTTGAAGAAACTCATCCAGAAGGAAGCCGAGAAGGCGCTCCTCAAGAAAGCTGCAGGCAAAATCCTACCGATGGACGGCGCGCCGAAGCCCGCTCTCAGTGGCAAAGCCAAGCTGGCTGGCGGTCTTGCGGCCCTCGGAGCGTTTTTCGCTCTGCTTGCGCAAGTCCTCGGCGGTTAAAGAATAAATTCGCCGCGCCAGTCGCGGCGAAGGCTGTTATTATGCGTTAAATCTGTTATAGGGGCACGTTATGGCCACTGCGATGACATTCACCACGTTGAAACAAGACGTACAGCGCTATCTTGAGCGTGGGGACACGCTTGCGTCCGACCCTATCGTCTTCGAGCAGATCCCGCGTCTCATCAACCTCGCCGAGCGCCGCATCGCCCGCGAACTGAAGATACAAGGCTTCATCAATGTGGTTACGGCGCAGCTCCTTGCGGGCAATCCTGTAATAGATAAGCCCGACAGATGGCGCGACACCGTGTCGATGTTCATCGGCACCGGCGCAGACAACAACAGCCGCACGGCGTTGCTTACGCGCAGCTATGATTATTTGCGCAGCTATTGGCCCGACGCCACCGAAACTGGGCAGCCGATATTCTACAGCGACTATGACTATAACCATTGGCTTGTGGCACCCACGCCCGACGCCGATTACCCTATCGAAATCCTATACTACCAGTTGCCGCCGCTCCTCGACGAGGAGGCGCAGACAAACTGGCTCACCGAAAACGCGCCCGAAATCCTTCTGTACGCCACCCTCCTAGAGGCGACGCCATTCCTGAAGAACGACGAGCGCATCCCTGTATGGCAGAATATGTATGATCGTGCGGCGGCTATGTTGAATGGCGAAGACATCGCCAAGATACTTGACCGAACCGCCGTGCGTAAGGAGGCTTAATAAATGTCCGGCTCATTCACACAGGTATTTGGCGGTACAACGATATACCCCGCAGACGTCTCCTACCTTGCGCTGGCGCTCACCGACGACATCGCACTCAGTTGGCCCGTTGGCGCGGGCGAGGGCGACAGCGTCGTCGCGCGTATCATCGACATCACGCCGACAGGGCCGTTCACCGTCACGCTTCCTGACGCAACCGAGGTCAGCGTCGGCCAGACAATCCTGTTCAATAACCTCGGCCCAAACACGATTACCATCAACAACGCCGCCGGTAACGCAATCCTGAGCATTGGCGCAGGCGAGCAGTGGCAGGCGTATCTCATCAACAACACCACCGTCGGCGGTGTCTGGCGCACGTTCCGCTACGGCGCTGCCGTGGCGCAGGCTCAGGCCGCAGCACTGGCTGGCGCTGGTCTTGTCGCAGACGGATCGGAACTCGCACAAAATTACGAAGTCGTCGACTTCTCCATCACGCCCTACGGCCTCACGGCTCCTGACCGCGCGAAGGTCTTTGTCTGGAATGGCGGCCTCGGCACGCTGAACTTGCCTACCGCTGTCGGCGCTGGCGACGGCTGGTTCGTGCAAGTCCGCAATGGCGGGCAGGGCGACTTGACCATCGATCCGTCTGGCTCCGAGCTTATCAATGCGGCAGCCACGCTCCGCCTGCAGCCGGGTGACAGCGCCGTGGTCGTAAGCGACGGCATCCAGTGGTACACCATCGGCCTCGGCCAACAGGCGGTCTTCGCCTTCGACTACACGACTATCGCCGTCACTGGCGGCACGTACACGCTCGCAGGCTCTGAGCTTAACCGTATCGCGTACAAGTTCACGGGCACGCTGGCGTCCAACGCCAACATCGTTGTGCCCGCGACGGTGCAGCAGTATTGGGTCAACAACGCCACGACTGGCGCGTTTACGCTTGGCGTCAAGACTGCCAGCGGCGCGGCAACATTAGTCACGCAGGGCGAGACCGCCATTCTGTACTGCGACGGCACGAACATCATCTCGGCGACCACATCTGCGCCCTTCGCAGGCATCTTGCCTGTACTGCAGGGCGGCACTGGCGCGAATAACCCATCCTCGGCGCTGACCAACCTTGGCGGCACGGGTATCGGCACGGCGGTGTTTACGGCGGGCACAACGGCGGCGGCGCGCACGGCCATCGCTGCAGCAGCATCTGGCGCGAACAGCGACATCACGTCACTGTCGGGCCTCACAACGCCATTGAGCGTTGCTCAGGGCGGCACAGGCGGCACGACGCAATCTACGGCTCGTGCGGGTATCGCTGCTGCCGCATCGGGCAGCAACGCGGACATCACTGCGCTGACTGCCTCTGGCGGCGTGCAGGTCGGCGCGCCAACGGGTGGCGCGCAGGGCACAGGCACGATTAACGCGACGGGTCTATTCATCAACGGCGTGGGCGTCGGCACGGGTTCAGGCTCGGTGACGAGCGTTGCGATGACCGTCCCGTCGTTCCTGTCGGTCACAGGCTCGCCAGTCACGACGACAGGCACGCTGGCCGTGTCTCTGTCGGGCACCGCGCTTCCTGTCGCCAACGGCGGTACAGGCCAGACCACGTACACCGACGGGCAGTTGCTCATCGGTAACAGCACAGGCAACACGCTCACGAAGGCGACCCTGACGGCTGGATCTGGCATCAGCATCACGAACAGTGCGGGTGGTATCACCATCGCGTCCACCGCTGGCGGCGGTACAGTTACCTCAGTGGCCGCATCGGGGGGCACAACTGGCCTATCGTTCACGGGTTCGCCCATCACCACATTAGGCACACTGACACTCGCGGGTACGCTCGCAATCACCAACGGCGGAACTGGCGCGACCAGTGCCTCCGGCGCACGTCTCAACCTCAGCGCGGCTGGCTCTGGCGCGAACAGCGACATCACCTCGCTCACGGGCTTGACTACTGCAATCAGCGTAGGACAGGGCGGCACCGGCTCCACAGCCACGCCCACAAACGGCCAGCTTCTGATAGGCAACGGGACAGGCTTCAACCTTTCGACCCTGACTGCAGGCTCCGGTATCGTCGTCACGAACGGCGTGGGCGGCATCACTATCTCGTCAACCGCTGGCGGCGGCTCCGTAACGTCAGTGGACGTCAGCGGCGGCACGACAGGCTTGACCACCACTGGCGGACCTATCGTTGGCGCTGGGACCATCACACTCGGTGGCACACTCGCAATCGCCAACGGCGGAACTGGCGCAACAACAGCCCCTCTCGCGCGCACTGCCCTCGACGTACCGACGCGTACTGGCGGAGACGCCAGCGGCACTTGGTCGATTAACGTCACAGGCAACGCAGGCACGGTCACCAACGGCGTCGTTACGACAGGCTCGTACGCAAACCCCGCTTGGATAACCTCGCTTGCGGGTTCCAAGATAACTGGCGACATCAGCGGTAACGCCGCCAACGTCACCGGCACTGTCGGCATCGGCAACGGCGGTACTGGCGCGACTACCGCAGCCCTTGCGCGCACCGCCCTCGACGTACCAACACGCAGCGGCGGCGACGCCACAGGCACTTGGGCAATCAACGTCACAGGCAACGCAGGCACGGTCACCAATGGCGTTGTGACGACAGGCTCATACTCCAATCCGACGTGGATTACGGCGCTGGCTGGAAGCAAGATTACCGGCAACATAACGGGCAACGCGGCTAACGTCACGGGTACTGTGGCCGTTGCCAATGGCGGCACAGGCCAGACCTCGTACACCGACGGGCAACTGCTCATTGGTAACAGCACCGGCAACACGCTTTCAAAGGCAACGCTTACCGCCGGTTCGGGCATCAGCATCGCCAACGGTAACGGCTCAATCACTATCACGGCCACAGGCAGCGCGGGCACCGTGCAGAGTGTCAGCGGCTCTGGTGGCACGACTGGCCTCACCCTTACGGGCGGACCAATCACTACGACTGGCACCCTGACGATTGGCGGCACGCTTGCCGTGTCCAACGGCGGCACTGGCGGCACCACACAGGCCACTGCGCAGACCGCACTCGATGTTCCATCGCGTGGTGGTTCCGGTGCGAGCGGCACATGGGGCATCAGCGTCAGCGGCACAGCCGCGAGTGTTCCTAATGGTGTCGTGACGACGGCCAGTTACTCCGACCCGACGTGGATTTCGTCACTTGCGGGTTCCAAGATAACTGGCAACATCAGCGGCAACGCGGCGACGGCCACAACGGCAAACGCGACCAACACGGCAAACAACTTCCAGATGAACAGCCTCGGCGTTGGCACTGCGGGTTCGGGCACTGCTGGTGAGATCCGTGCGACCAACAACGTCACTGCCTTCTTCTCCTCGGACGCCAGTCTGAAAGAGAACGTGCAGCCGATTAAAAACGCCCTCGGCATCGTATCTTCGGTAGGCGGCAAGACGTTCGACTGGACCGACGCGTACATCGCAGCGCATGGCGGCGAGGACGAATACTTCGTCAAGAAGTCTGACTTCGGTGTCATCGCGCAGGACGTGCAGGCTGTGTTCCCGCTTGCTGTCCGCAAGCGTCCAGACGGCACGCTGGCCGTTGACTACGAGAGGCTGGTCGCCGTGGCGTTCGCCGCCATCGCAGAGTTAAAGGCTGAAGTGGACGAGCTACGGGGAGCTAAGTAATGACGCTTAACTCTTCCGGCCCAATCAGTCTGGGTGGCAGCACTGCGGGGCAGTCTATCAACCTTGAACTGAGTAAATCCGCCACCGCGCAGGTCTCGCTGAACGACACCGATGTCCGCACGTTAGCGGGCGTTGCGTCTGGCGCTATAATCATGCCGACCAACTTCTACGGCAAGAGCGCGGTGACAATCGTCCTAGATGACCACACTATTAGCGATGCAACTACTCAGCCAATTATCCCACAGGCACTTTACCGTATAAGTTCTAACGGCAAAGTCTATCAAGGCACGGTGCCGGGTGGTATTACGGAACTAGAGACATGGTGTACGCCAACGTCACAGGCGGGCAATTACGAAGCTCTTGTTACCGTTTTGACCGGCGTTTTAACATCGGGCACCGTGGGTTCTTGGGTTGCTTTGTCTACCACTCGTGATTGGTATCTGGAGGAGACACTGGTGGAGAATACTGCATATTGTCAGTTTACCGTAGAAATACGGCGCGTGGGCACAACTTCTCCCACCTATAGCGCCACCATAGACCTTTACGCGACGTTGTTCAGCTAATGGCCGAACAAATCGTACAGATACGCTCTGCCCCCGGCATCAAGCGCGACGGCACCAAGTTCGAGGGCGACCAGTACGTTGACGGCCAGTGGGTTCGTTTCCAGCGTGGGCTGCCACGTAAGATTGGCGGCTATCGCTCAATCAACAAGTTCCTACGTGGCTTGCCGCGTGCCTTGCACGAGTACACGCAGGACTTGCAGACATACGTCCACGCCGGATCGGCAGACCGCCTCGAACGCTTCTTCATCGACGGCACGTACAACACGAGCGTCATCACCGACCGCACACCCTCGTCAGGTTTCACGCCAGCCGACGGCAATCTTTGGCAGTTCGCCACGGCGTATGACACGACCAACGGCAACCAAATCGTCGCGCAAGTCGCGCCGAACCTCGGCTGCATCTGCAACAGCGACGGCGGCGCGCTCTTCGTCGGCGACCTCCTCGGCACGAGCGCCCTGACGCAAGTTACCGCAGTGCCCGCCAACTTCAGCGTTACTGGCGGCGTTGTCACGCTGCCGCCCTACACGTTTGCTTTCGGCAACGACGGCTACGCGGCGTGGTCCGTGCCGAACGATCCTGCGGACTTCACTGGCTCTGGCGCGGGCAATGCCTACATCACAGGCCAGAAGATTGTTAAGGCGATGCCACTGCGCGGTGGACCGGGCAACAGCCCGTCAGGCCTGTTCTGGTCGGCAGACAGCCTCATTCGCGGCACGTACATCGGCGGGACGGCGGTATTCCAGTTCGACACCATCAGCTCGCAGTCGTCAATCCTGTCGTCTGCGTCCGTCATCGAGTATGACGGCATCTTCTACTGGATTGGCACTGACCGCTTCTTGATGTTCAACGGCGTTGTTCGTGAGGTCGAGAACAGACTGAACCTCAACTTCTTCTTCGACAACCTAAACTATGAGCAGCGCCAGAAGGTGTTTGCGTATAAGGTTCCGCGCTTCGGCGAGATATGGTGGTGCTTCCCGAAGGATGACAGTCTCGAACCGAACCACGCCGTCATCTACAACGTCCGCGAGAACACGTGGTACGACACCGCACTGCCCAATGGCGGTCGCGGCGCGGGCCTCTTCCCTGCTGTGTTCAGCAAGCCGCTCCTGTCTGGCGTTGAGCCGCAAGAGGCCGAGGCCGTTACGGCTACGGTGGTTGCAGGCGGCACAGGCTACGCCGTGGGCAACACGCTTACCGTGGTGGGTGGTCTAGGGCAAATTGACGTGGAACTGACAGTCACGACCATCGGCGGTGGCGGCGCTATCACCGGCGTCTCCATCAGTAATGCGGGACAATATACCGAGATACCGACCAACCCAGTCAGCGTGACTGGCGGGGCGGGCAGCGCAGCCACGTTCAACCTGACGTTCGACAACCCTTACAAGTTCTGGGTCCACGAGGTCGGCACAGACGAAATCGACGGCCTGACGCTGAACCCGATACAGTCGTTCTTCGAGACTGCCGACCTGTCCTTGCCCGCCACATCGCAAGTCAACAAGGCGCTGCAGGTGCTTATGCTCGAGCCTGACTTCGTGCAGAGCGGCGACATGACTGTTCAGGTCATGGGCCGTGCAAACGCGCGCGCTCCTGAAGTCAACGGCCTTATCATGACGTTCGTTGAGAACCCGCAGACGCCGCAAGAGCAGGTCGTCTTCCTCAAGACACAGCGCCGCGAGCTGCGCTTCCGCTTCGAGAGCAACACCCTCGGCGGCGACTATCAGATGGGCCTCGTGCTTGCGCACGTCCAGCCGGGCGATGGGACGACATTGGGATGATCGACCCTCGCGGCATGACTTGGCAAGACTGGGCCAGTTCAGTTATACTGTCCGTCAACGACGCGTGGTCATTCGGGACGCCACCCGAAGAGGCCGCGTGGCAAGGCTGGGCTATAGGTCTGTTGCGTGCCTCACCATTTACGCAGCAAATTATTCCTGATCCATATCAGTTCTCTGATTGGCGTGAGTGGGGAATGCGTGTATATCCAATGCTCGAAGGTAAAAGCTCATGAATTACATCCCCGGCTTCAGTAACTATCTGCAAACAGCCGTGCCGCGCTACGCCAGAGGCGGACGCGCGCGGTTTGACGAGCCTATGATGTATGATGTGGATCAATACCTTCCACCTGTGGACCAATACCTTCCACCTATTGAGCAGTACATCCCGCCTGTTGAGCAGCCGATGGCACAAGAGGTCGCAGCACCCGTCGCAGCACCCGTCGCAGCACCCGTCGCAGGGGGGTTGTCCTACGAAGACCGCGAAGCACGGAGGATTGCAGCAAACACCGCGCCACAGGGCACATACATCTCGGCCCCAATGGACAACTTAGGCAAGGGCACTGGCTACGACATTGCGGGTCAAGGCTCGAACCTTTTTTCGTATCGAGGCGGTCCTATCCGCGTCACAGACCGCAAGGGCAATGTCCTGTTCAGCGGCGAGGGGCCGGAGGCGGCTGCGGAAGCCGTTCGGTTCGCGCAGAACCTGAGCGATACGAAAGGCAAGAGCGCCTCGTGGGACATCCAGCAAGGCGAACGCACTATCAATCCAGACGGCTCCGTAGGGGCTACGCGCTGGGTTTCAGGTCCGACTGACTACAAGGAAGGCAAAGGCCTCGTAGGGGACATAATCGGCACAGCACTTCCTCTCGCGGTTATGGCTGTGCCGGGCGTTGGGCAATTAGGGCTTGCTTTGAAAGCGGCTACAGCCGCTGCCGCTGGAGGCATGGGCGCGGCTTTTCGTGATGCAGACCCGTTGAAAGCGGCAATCACGGCAGGTTTAAGTGCTGCGGGCGGTGATGTTATCGGGAAGGCGTTGGAAGGTGGCGGCGCGCTTGGCACTAATCTGGCACCGAAATTGGCCACATCAATCGGCACAGGCGTTGGTGCTACGGCGGGAGGCCTCGCAACGGGGCAGAACCTACAAGACGCTCTCCTTAGCGGCGCGGCTTCTGGCGCAGCAAGTTACGTCTCGCCCGATGTAATCAAGGCGATAGGGGGTGGTGCACCCACTTCTACCAGCACTGGCGGTGCATCCAACGCGAACGTAGGAAATTTCGACGGCATAAATGTACTAGGTGGCAGAACTATTTCTCCCAGCTTCACTCTGGGTGGCACACAAAACAAAATTCAAAAAGCATTGGACCAAGGGG